GGAGAGAGTCCAGTATCTACTGCGACTTCCGACCACCCATCTGTAGTATCAGCAAGGGTTGAGTTAGACCGCGTAACCAAGGAGTTACAGGTACGGGGATGGTGGTTCAATACAGAATACAATTTGAAATTAAGCCCGAACGATGCAGGGCAGATTATTATACCTACTGATACATTATACATTGACCCTGTGAATACACAGTCGCGCCTTGTTAGGCGTGGAGGTAAGCTATACGACCCGGTGAATCACACGTTCATCATAGATGACGATGTGTACGTCAATGCTGTATTGTTATTACCAGTAGAAGACTTGCCGGAGGCAGCAGCTATGTACGTTAAGCATAAGGCTGCATGTGACTTCTATGTCAATGACGATGGTGACGAAACAAAAGCTACTAGACTTGACAGAGAAGTACTGCGCTCTTGGGCAGTATTACAGAACGAAGAATTAAAGGCACTTAACCTTAATGCAAACAACAGACCTGCTGCTGCGCATTTACGTTATCGTATGCAACAGAGAGGTACTAGTTATAACCCAACTTGGCCGGGAGGTCGTGCATAATGCGCGTAGACGGTAGTTTAAAATCATTAATACAAGGTGTGTCTCAACAGCCTGCGAGAGCTAGGCTACCGGGACAATGCACCCTGCAAGAGAACATGTCATCTAATCCAGTAGATGGGCTTACACGTAGGCCACCTATGGATTGGATAGCTGAGTTGTTTGAAGAGGAATCTGATGTACAGTTCTACAACATGAGTTATGGTGGTGTACACTATATAGTTTGCTGCACAACTGGAGATTTACGTGTATTCACACTTGATGGTGCTGAGATGGATGTAACCGAAGAGGATGACGCATTTGATTACCTGGATGGCGGTAGGCTTGAGTTTATTACATTAGAGGACCAGACATTCGTAGCCAATACAACAATTACCTGCGCGATGGGTGCAGAGTTACCTACGTTCATTGACTACGGGCCTATTGTATCTATAAGAGGTGGTCAGTACAGCACCACGTACACAATTACAGTGAACTGGAAAGACGCTGGTCCAGGTGGGACAGCACGTACTATAACTGTAACACACACAACTCATGCTACTACAGCAGCTACCATCCAGACATCTACTATAGCCACCGAGCTAAAGACATTGCTGGACGCTGTTGTAACAAATAGCTTCAATACATTATTCGATGTATTCCGGGTAGAGGATGTACTATACATACAATGGAAACCTGCTACTACGCGTACAGACCATTTCACAGTAGTAGCATCTGATACAGCAGGAAATAACAACTGTATTGCATCTAATAATGACGTACGTACCGTGTCTCAATTACCTAGGTTCGCACCGCATGGTTACTTCGTGACCGTTACGGGTGATGGTTCTCAAGAAGTGGATGACTACTATCTGGAGTTCTCTGTTACACCTGACGACCAGGGAGTTACTCCAGCATTAGGAGCTGGGTTTGGTAAAGCTGGTGTATGGATTGAGACTGTAAAGAATAAAATACCTTATCTTATAGACCGCGAGACAATGCCGCATGTACTAACGTACGATGAGGACGAGGATGAGTTCATCTTCGCTATGGGCGAATACGCTGACAGAGTTGTAGGGGACACAGATAGTAATCCAGACCCTACATTCATTGGACGTGTTATAAACAGTATGAGTTACTTCCAGGGCCGTTTAGTTTTCCTATCCGGGCCAGCTACAATAATGAGCCGTACAAACGAATCATTAGACTTCTGGGTAGAGAGTGCCGTGAGACAGGCTGACTCTGACCCAATAGACATACAGTCTACGGCAGTCAATGTTACCCAGTTACGCAAAGCTGTGCCTAATAACCGAGACTTAGTGGTATTCGCAGATAGCGCACAGTTCGTTATATTCGGTCGTAATGCACTTACACCCAGTAATGCAGCACTGGTACTGACTACATCATTCACAGCCAACCTAACAGCTACTCCGGTAGCAGCAGGTCGTAATATATTCTTTGCTATTAACTACGGAGACTTCACAGGAATACGTGAGTTCTTCACGGCAGATACAGTGGATATAAACGATGCACGTTGGGTTACACAGCATGTACTCAAGTACATCGAGGGTGAAGTGGAGCTACTAGCATGTACATCTAATTTAGATATATTACTAGTTAAAGCTGCTGATGACAACAGGGTGTACGTATATGAGTACACTTGGATAGATGAGCGTAAAGCACAGTCATCCTGGTCGACCTGGATATTACCTAGCACAATCAAATACTTCTTTATAGTAGAGAGTGTCTTGTACTTTGTATCACAAGAAGGTGATGCGTATTTCTTAGAGAAGATGGACATTAACGTACAGTTCGATGAAGACCTAGCGTACCAAGTTAAGCTTGACCGCAGGGTATTCTTAGAGGATGTGGACACAGAGGTAACAAATCCTATTCCATACGTTACTGACGTAGACGACATGGTATTTGTACAAGGTACAGGATGTCCGTACCCAGGTATGCGAGCTATCGTAAAATCGTACAATGAGGAGACGGGTGTAGTCGAGTTCACCACTGATATGGATGAAGGTACAGTTATTGGTGGTATACGCTACTTATCTAAATTCAGACCTACCATGCCTATGGTGAAAGACCAGGAAGGTGTAAAAATGGGTACCGGTAATTTGATTGTATCTAAGTTCTTCATTAATTGCCGGGAAACTGGTGCTATGATAGCTAGGTTAATATCTAGGTACAGGGCAGATAGAACCATAACGTATACACCTCGTATTGTAGGTAGTCCATTCACTGTTATAGGTGAGGAGGCTGTTACAGATGTCCAATACACTGTACCGTACAGAGATAACGCTGACTTAGGTGAGCTAGAGCTGTACACTGACAGCCATACACCATTAACTATAATGGATATTGAGTGGATAGGGCAGTACACTAAACGCGGTCAGCGCGTAACACAAGGAGAATAGAAATGCCTAATCAATTAGCTTTTATACCTGATGGGAAGTTAATACATAGTATGTCTGACGCAGATATAAATCTTGCGATTGAATTAGAGCAGGACATACTCACCTTACCCCAGACTAGCATACCCACAGAGCATAGTATACACTCAGGTGTCTACACACGTACCGTCATGATTCCACAGGGAGTCGTGATAGGTGGTGCGTTAGTTAAACGTAGTACTACATTGATACTATCTGGTCACGCTATAGTGATTATAGGAGACGAGGAAACTGAGTACAACGGTTACGCTGTGCTGTGCGCTAGTGCCAACCGTAAACAGGCTTTCTATGCTATTGCGGATACCTGCTTGACTATGCTGTTCAGTACTACCGCTACGACCGTAGAGGAAGCTGAGGAGGAGTTCACGGATGAGGCTGACAGGCTGATGTCCAGACATCCACATAGCATTAATATAATAACGAATACCGGAGAATGATATGTCAGGATTAATAACTGCTGCTGCTGTAATAGGAGTAGGTAGTTTCTTAAGTGCTGGTATGAGTTACCGAGCTGACAAGGCCCAGTCCCAGGCGCAGAGGGCGTGGCAGGTGTACAGTAATAAGATGACTGACCTATCAAACTCTATATCACAGAATGCACTAACTCAGAACTCTATCCTAGCAGCAGATGCTACAGCAAACCAGGCATTAAATCTACGACAGGAAACTATCCTGTCTAGGGCCAGGGTAGAGGTATCTGCTGCTGCTGCTGGGGTTAAGGGTAGGTCAGTTAATCTAACAGTACGTGATGTACTGCGTGGTTCTGCTATGCGTGAATCAGAAAGACAAGAAGCATTCAGGACTGAGATGCTAGGTATACAACAGCAACGTCTTAATGCCGCCTTCGGTGCAGCGTCGCAGAAAGACTACAGTTATATACCTAAACCTAATGCGGCATCGTATTACTTAGGTGCTACGGTACAAACAGCGTCAGCTTTTATGGGCGCAAAGAAATAAGGAGTAATTATGGTACAGGGTTTTGAGAGACGGGAGGTCATAGATAGTGTACTGTCCCGGCCTACCAATTTAGACGCTGGTAGAGTTCCACTAATACCTCCGAGTAGACCACAGCCTTCTAGCATGTCACACATAGGAGACAGTGAACGACAATTAGCTAAGGTTATTGGCCAAGCTAGTATAGGGCTGTCTTCATATATAGAGAAGAAGTCAGAGGAATGGAAGCTAGAGGGTATGATGGATAGAGCTTCTGCGGATACGGAAGCAGAGATCGCTAAGGGTGGTAACTTGTTCACCCGACAGGGCTGGCAAATCATGAATACTAAACTAGCAGGTGATGAGTTGTATCACAATGAATTAGCTGCTATACAAGAGACAAATAAGATTATGACTCCGGTTGAGTTTAAGAGTCATCTGTCGAGTAAATACAAGGAGCTAGCTGCTACAGTTCCGCGTGGTAATAATGATGCCAGAGCTATGCTCGGTGCATGGGCTACAGATACTTACCCTAAACTTGTATCAGAACAAGTACGCCAGCATAATGAGTACAACCGTAACCAGACAAAGGATATGGCTAGGAAGAACCTAGTTAGTACAGCAGCTACGGACGGTGAGGATGCTGTTAAGAGTATACTTGACCCCAAGTATCACAATCTAAGTCAGGATGACTATAATGCTGTTGTAGCTGCTGCTGTACAAGATGAGGTTGCATTAGGTAGTAAGACTATAGCAACTGCACTAATAAAGCAGTCTGACGCTCCAGTGAAAACAGCGGAAGTACCGGAGCTAACTAAGACTGCCGCTGTACTGGATATGGTACGTGCAGGTGAGAGTAACAGTAATTACAATGCTGTATTCGGTGGAGAGGAACCACGACTAAGCTCTATGAGTTTAGACGAGGTACTCCAGATGCAGAGCGCACAAAAAGCTTCGGGTAAAGTATCCACAGCAGCAGGTGCGTATCAGATAAAGTACTCAACACTTCTGGGACTAAAGGATAAGCTAAAGCTTACCGGACAAGAGACATTCAGTGAAGACCTACAAGATAGGTTAGCAACTGTGTTACTTAGTGGACGTGGCTACGAAGAGTTCCTCAGTGGGCGTATATCAGCAGAAGAGTTCCAGTCGAACTTATCTCAAGAGTGGGCTGCTATACCAAAGGATAAATCCGGGTTAAGTTATTATCACAAGGATGGTCTGAACAAGGCCACTGTACAGCCGGGTGCTGTTACATCCGCGTTAGACGCAAGTGCATCTGATACTAAGCTATACAGTCAGCTCGTGTCTATGGGCA